TCTTTAGCGCCGGGTTCTGCTCTGCAGGTTTGCGTTTCGCCATCTGCTGTAAGGGTACTGGAAGCCGCCTGATTTCGCAAACTGAAGACGTACCAAAAGATCATGGTTGCAAGTAAATCATTAGCTATGTTATTCTAGAGATGTCAGGCAGGACCGGCGACCACCGGGCCAGCCGGGCAAGGCTATAGGAGGCCTAAACGCAATGCAAAACGAAATTAACCCGATCGAAGCTGGCGCACGGATCAACTGGCTGCGCAATAAGAGCCACGCCGACGCTACGGACGCACTTGAAGCCGCCCGCGTCACGACCATGCGCCGCGTCGGTATTAATCTGGACCCTGTCACGCTCCCGACGGTACCCGCTGATGTGCTGGCCGCCGTTCGTGCGAAATACGGGAGTGCGAACACAGCAGGTCAAGCAGCAACACAGCAGGTAGCGTAATGAACATGGCGAAGCTGAAGCGAGATTTCGCTGCGAAGATGGCAAAGTCTGCCGTAATCTCAGTCGGGTATCGTGGCCACGTTATCAGCGGGGTTGCTGGTCGGAACTGGTTTGTCAGTGAAGCCGGACGCGACTGGGTGACGTTGTACACATCGATGGTTAAGGCCCAAGCTGCAGTTGATCGCTGCTGGGCTGTTCGCGCCATTATGGCTGCTGAATGTAGCAAGGCGGTATCAGCATGATCTGGCAACAGGATAAATCAAAACGTCAGCCGTCGTGGTGGAAACCGCAGCCGTCGTGGAACTCAAGCGACGGATTTATGATCCAGATGCTGCGGAACGGTGACTACGAATGCTGGCAGGGAACTACATGGCTTGGCATTTCTGGCCTGCTGGGTGGCGCTAAAAATCTGTGCGAAATGCACGCCGGTCAGCGTGATGGCGGTTGCGTATGATGCCCGCCGCACATATGGCCGCATGGTCAGATCCTAAAGCCGGTACCGGTCACGAGCTGGACCGCAACATCGGCAGGCCTTCTCTGTGTTCACAATGCGGGATAGCGCATCACGCCGAGCTACCGGTCTTTGACTTGCAGTCAGGCCGCGTTGTTCCGGTAGTCACCGGCCATGAGGTTTCCGGCTATGCCCCGTTCGATTTCCCGCCTCTAGTCCGTGGCAAAAATGGCAAGCTGGCACGGGCTGCACAGTTTGACCTGTTCGTGCTTGGAGTGTCCGCATGACGTTCCCAGTTCACCGCGACGGTATCCGCTGGATAGTCACAATCCCGTACCAGCATCGGGACCAAGCAAAGTCTGCCGGGTTTCGCTGGTGTCCGCTACAGAAGCACTGGTGGACCAGCCGCGAGGACGTTGCCAAGCTGCTCATGGACCCCGCCGCCCAGGCTGCAAAGAAGTCGGAGTTTGAGCGCATCGGTAAAGAGCGTGCCGCCCTGGTGGACGAATCCCGCGCCGCATCCGCCGATGTTGAGCTTCCGGCCCCTGCTGGCCTAGACTATCTGCCGTTCCAAAAAGCCGGGATTGCCAGCGCACTGAAACGTAATAACGTCCTGTTTGGCGATGACATGGGACTTGGCAAAACCATTCAGGTCATCGGCATGATAAACGCCCGCCCCGATATTAAACGGGTTCTGATCGTTTGCCCCGCCACTCTAAAGCAAAACTGGATGCGCGAGCTCAACAAATGGCTGGTGCGAAAGTTTCGCATTGGTATCGCTACCGGCCAGAGCTGGCCCGGTGGTTACGCGGATATCGTCATCATGAACTTCGATATTGCGACGAAACACGCGGCGAAGATTCAGGCTGAACTTTGGGACCTGGTAGCGATTGATGAAGCGCACTACCTCAAGAATCGGGAATCGAAGCGGACGCTGGCGATATTTGGCATGGACCCATACACCGCCAAACGTCAGAAGGTGGAGCCGTCGCCCGGTGTGCGTGGTCGCTTGCAGGTTGGTATGACTGGCACCCCGATTCCGAATCGCCCCAGCGAGGGTTTCGGCCTGTTCCACTGGCTGGCCCCGGATCATGAGACCTTCCGTAGTTTCTATTTGTACGCAAAAAAATTCACCGGGTCGTTTCAGTTTCCCGGTTCCGGGTACGATCCGAACGGAGCCACGAACCTAGACGAACTCCAGCGTGAGCTTCGCGGGTCGATCATGATCCGTCGCACAAAGACGCAGGTATTGACCGAGTTGCCGGCGAAACGGCGTGTGGTGATCGAGCTTGAGGCGGATTCAGCGTCTGACGCGATTGCAGAGGAGTCGGAGGCAGCAGAGTCCCACGAAGAAGAACTGGAGCGCCTACGGGCTGCCGTGGAGCTTGCGAAGGCCGAATCAGAGGAAGCGTATACCGCCGCCGTCGCAGCCCTGAAGAAAGGCGCATCGTTTGCGTTTACTGAAATGGCTCGGTTGCGGCACGAAACGGCGATGGCGACGTTACCGCACGCGGTTGAGCACGTTCTGACCGCGCTGAAGGCTGACGAGGCGCACAAGGTCGTTGTATTTTGCCACCACGGCGACGTTGCAGCCGGTATGCTTTCCGCGCTGGCAGACGAACAGATCGGCACCGCTTCGATTACGCAGAAGACGCCGATCATGCAACGTCAGGCCGAGTCGGATCGGTTCCAGAACGATCCGGACTGCCGCGTATTTGTGGGCGGGATTCAATCTGCTGGTGTCGGTATTACCCTCACCGCCGCGTGGCATGTTGTGTTCGTAGAACTTGATTGGGTGCCCGGTAACATGTCGCAGGCTGAGGACCGTTGCAACCGCATCGGCCAGCGTAACTCGGTGCTCTGTGAACATCTAGTGATTCAGGGATCTATCGCCGCCACGATGGCGAAACGGCTGGTATCGAAGCAGAACGTGATTGATTCAGCTCTGGATCGTGAACACCCGGAGCGGCTGACACCGGAGCAGGTTGAGCTCATGGACGCGCCGATAGGTCCCGGACGGTCGGAAGCCGCAACGCAGGACACGCCCCGACCCAAGTACGCCAAGATCGCCGAGACGCTGACGGCCCCGCAGATCGCTGCGATTCACCAGGCCTTGCGGATGATTGCAGACCTCGACGGTGACCACGCCAAAGTGCTCAACGGTATCGGGTTCAGCCGGCTGGACGGCATGATCGGTCACAGCCTAGCAAATTGCGAACGCCTCACGCCGAAACAGGCTGCTCTGGCTCAGACGCTGGTCCGGAAGTATCGCCGGCAGGTTCCAGACGCGCTGCTGACTGAATGCGGTCTATAGCCGCGTCAGCTTCCTTTTGCGACGGATGGTCAGATACCCACTCTGAGCATCCGTCGCTTTCCAGTTTGTACAGCCCCCAGAACTGCGCCTGATCTGGTTTGCACGGATCTGCACACACTACACCGCTATCGGTGCGTATTTCGCGCATCGGCAGGATGTAGTACGTGGTTTCAATTAGCATCGGCCTTCCGCTTTCCGCGCTTCCACGCCCGGTCTGTAATTCGAGCCTGCGCCCGTCGGCAGCCGTCGCCCCCGCAGGTTATCTGGTTCTTGTTTGCCAGCGTAAATGACTTCTGGCAGTGCGGACACGTCCCGTTTCCGAAGTCGCGCCGCATCGCCATTCCCGGTGCATAATGCCAGTTCATACCTGAGCTCGCCATTCCCGCCGCCGAGATTGCGGATGCCCTACATTGCTGAGCATAGTGATTATCGTCGCGTGAGTCCGAGACAACGCCCGCCCGATTGCGGGATACGAAAACCCATCAGCCCGCAGTCTCAACGCAATTTCGCGCCGCGCTGCCATGAGGTCAGGGTATCGCCATGCCCCCCGGACCTGCGCTGGCGTCAGCCCGTGGCGTGCAGCCACTTCCGCCACAACGTGTCGAGGGTTTACGGCTTCCCGCGAGTCGCCGGGTAGTGAAGCGCATCGGTTCACTATCATGACTTTTCGCATCCGGCGCATCTCAAGATACCTTGGTACAGCGTCACCAGTTCGGTCCGGTTGATGCCGTGGTGGCCCCAGAAGTTCTTCCCCATGACGTGCTGGGAATCCGGCCCTGTTCGGTGGTGGTAGCCGCATAACGGGATAGTTTCCTCATCCCTGCATTTCTGCCCGAGGCCTCTATCTCCAACGTGCGCTGCCTCGACGAGCCCCACGCAATCGCCGGTGGCCATCAGCACGCATCCCCAGCGCCGAATAAAGTCAAGATACTCCGGATTCTGTACGGTGCCGCCAGCGCGGCGTATCGGTTTACTGCTTTTGCGTTTTAATGGTGTTCGCTTCATGTATCACCTCTCCACAGGTGTCGAATGCCCGGGCGGTGCCTGTAGGAGAGACGCCACCCGGATCATTCGAAGCAAGGATTCGAAGCCCCTGCCTATTCGTAGTTTGCAGCGTTACGGGCTGCTCCGTCAATAGCAAAATCTCTTCGGCCATCCAGTCTGCCAGTCCCATGCGCAGACCGTGTTGCTCCGGGTGCCCTGCCAGTAGCAGCGTAGCCGCGTCCTTCTGCTCGTCACGGCATCGCTGGAGGTCTGCGGTCATTCGCACAACCCATACTTGCTTTCGCACCCTTCCCGCTCATGCAGGATCGGGAACATCTGCTGACGGCCTCCGCGTGAGGTCCGCGCCCACTCCAGAACTTCATCAATCGTGTTGGTGTACTTTCCGGGGACGCATGGTGCAAAAAACGTGCGGCCCGTTCGTGATTCCAGCCCGCGAATCTTCTCGATCATTTCCGGCCTGCGAATGTCCCAGTTCAACATGTCTTCTTTGCCGCTATTGATGCAGGGAGCGCACCCGACGCGGTTGAACCCCAGCGCGTATAGTGGATTGACTTGTTCGCCGTGCGCCTGAACGTAGTCGAAGCACATCTGCTTTGTCCAGTCCGCGATGGGCGAGTGAAGGTCGCAGTCGAACCAGTCATCCCACGATTCGATTGGCGCGGCCTTCCGTGCTTCTGATTCGTCGCGACGCACTCCAGTATATCGACAATATGCCACGCCTTCATGTACGCCACCGGGGCCGAACGTTGCATCGAGCCATCGTCGTTGCGGTTGCAGTTTCAGCTTCTCGGTGCAGAACTGCGCTTTGCGGGACGGCGGTCGGCCCTTGATGCGGACCATATCCTCGAACGTCAGGACTGCGCTGCCGTCCAATCCCTTCGTTTCCGCGAATCCCGGCGTCTTCCACATGTCCGCGACGATGGCGTTGGTTTTCACGACGGGGTGAACGTGTTCGCTGTACCAGTCGATAAACCCGGTAGTTAGCAGGTCTTCCCACCCGCCAGCATCCGAGTTCGTCAGGATCACATCTTCTGCCGGGTAGCGGTTCAGCACCCAGCGAGCGCACGCTTGCGAGTCGATCCCGCCCGAAAATCCCACTATATGTTTCACGCGAACACCGATGCCCGCGCCAGTCGCCGCGCTTCCGCTTCCACCGCTTCCAGCCGATAGTGCGCCGCTAGGGCTGGCACGATTACTGGCCCGACGTTTGACGGTGCGGATCCATCGTGCCGGCACTTCCACGCTGCTGAGGTATCAAACTCCCCGTAGACAATGATGTAGCCGGAGCCTCCACACCAGTTGCATTCCCGCGCCACGCTGGTAATGATCTCGTCATCCGGCGTCTGCTGGCACATCTCGTAAATTGCTTGGACGCTGGGATAAAACTTTTCTTGTTCTCGCAAGGCCTTTACCACCCGCGCCGCGTGGCCGATGCTTCTGGCGTTCTGCCGCAGTGAGTCTGTTCGAGCCTTCAGGGCTTCTTTGGAGTCTGGAATCCCCGGCATACCAGAGAACCCCTGCATGGTTTCACGTGCTGCTTTGAGGTCGATCATGCAGAGACTCCATGCCTTGATGCGTGGATGATTGCCGGTCGTGCCCATTGCCGTTGAAATTGCCTCCACTCTGGAGACGGTCGCCATTTCTCAGCCGCCGGTGTCTCGGGTTGCCAGAGCATCGCGTGAGGCGTAAATCCAATCGAAATCATCTGGTTCAGTCGTTTAGTGGCCTCTGCAAATGTATCCTTCGGGTATCCGATCAGCACGTAAGCCCGAAGCCTGTGTGAGCACGCCGTGAACCCGGCTGCGATCATGCGCGATGCGGCACTTTCTAAAGTCTCAAATGGATCGCCCGGATCGTAGGCAAAAAAGCAACTTGGACGCGGTCGCATGTCGGCCAGCAGCCCTACCTGGTAATCCTGCAAAGCCAGAGCCTCCAGGCCTCCGGTGAATTCTATCTGCCGCCCTTGCCGCGCCAGCATTGCGAAGACGGCCCGCACGTGCGGTTCAGGACACGCGAGAAGATTGTCGTCGAGGATGTTCCACCCGTCCGTGATTGGGATCGGTGTAGCCACGCCGTAGCGCTTCCATACCGAGCAGAACCAGCAACGACGGGGGCATCCTCTCGACGTGAACGTATACCCAGGCTTGATGTATCTGCCCGGGATAAACTCTAGACTCGAATCTCCGAACGCCACCCCGCCAACTTTGACCGGAGCAACGTGCTTCCATGCTTCAGCGAGCATCTCCGCTTTTGGCTTGTCGGCTGTGAATGTTACGTCGATATGCACCTCGTCTGCCTCATCGAACATGCCGGGAAATGGGAGTAGCTTGTCTTTCGGCGATCGCGCCATATCGTCCAGCGGCGTCGCTTTGGTTCGACGCGGAAAGACACGTATTAAGCGCTTCGGCTCAGCACGGGTCAGGTCATGGCTGGTGATCTGGATCATGCCGCCCTCTCGTGCTGCTTTCAGGTCAATCATCGGCCCGCCTCACGCATCGCCCGTTCGATATCCGCTGCTGTGATCCGGTTTGCATCGGTCACGTTCACCAGTGGAATACTTGGCACCCGTACCGGCCTGCTCCGTTGCATGTCCTTTGCCCGCGCCATCGCCTCGATTACCGGCCTGATACTAACCGCAGCCGTCAGGTCATCCGGCGTGATTCGCGGCCCTGCAATGTGCCGCACGGTCGCGCCGCTAAGTTGCAACGGTTCGGCTGCCTTCTCACTTGGGATTCCGTCGTTGAACCGTTGAAGTTGCGAATACGCTTCAATCCCATCTACCGGTTGATATCTCGAACAAAACACCGCCCGCATCTCTCGCGGCCCTTCCCACTCGTTCCACAGCTGAATGCACCGTTTGGCTAGCCATGCCACCTGTTCGTTCGTCTGCGCCATCTCGCACGCCATCAGCACGATCTCAGCCCGTGCCGTCTGATCTGCCGGGAAAAACTTGAGCACGGAAAGCCGCGCCATGTCTGCCGTTGCCTCTTTCGTGTCGATCATAACCGCCCCTCATCGTACCGCTTCTGGAATTCCCGCTCAACCGATTCCACAAACCCGACCTTTCCGTTACCGTTCTCGCCAGATCGTGGCATTGAAATAAACGGCAGCGCCGGTTCATCTTCCCACCTCCGCCCGCTAATCCACGTCGCCGGGTGAGGTCGTTTGTCTGGAGGTCTGCTGGTCAGGTCCGGAAGCTGCAACGTCAGCGCCCGGAGAGCCGCCGCCCGAAGCTCTGGAGTTTTCAGCACGGTTCGCGCTGCTTTCAGGGCTGCGACCTTCGCCTCTCGCCGCGGAAAGATTGGCCAGAACTCCTGAGAAAACCAACCTTCCACCGGATCGATCACAGACACGGCGGCGCTTTTTGCCGCTGGTGGTGTGTGTGTTTTTGCTTTTGTATTTACTGGAAATGGAGACGGAGAAGAAGAGTTGCCATTTGGTTCATGTAAATCGTCAACCAAAAGTGAACCACCCTTCGTTTTTGGTTCGTGGTTTGCTTCACGTCTGGTTGCACCTGAACGCTTACCACCTGCGCTGCTTTTCTCACGCCAAACCTCTTGTTTGCTACGTTCTGCGAGAAGTCTGTCGTTGTATATGCGCCCGTCTTTTTGTCGAAACTTCGCCCTGATGGTGGCTTCGCTTTTTGACCATGCTGAGCCAAGTCTAGACAAAGTCTGAAGCGCTCTGGAGTCGGCTGGAAGGCCGCAATCTGGAGAAAGCCAAGCATGGCACAAGAGGCGAATATATGCACCCTCTTCGGCTGATGTCATAAGGGTAATGTCCATCGAAGAGAGCCAAGAATCCGGGTAGAATTGAAACGCTGGAGACTTGTACGCCTTCATCGCCGCAGACCTTGCAGCATGTAGCTGGTGACTTCATGCGCCGCCTCACGGATCACGACGCGCAGCAGCCGCATCAGGTCGTTGATGAATAATTCCACATCTTCCGGGCTCTGTTGTGGCGCGTGCTTCTCCACGAACGCCCGCACAGCGCGTATAGATGCGTGTTCTGTTTTTGGCGCAGGTTGCGCCGTCTCGTTTGTCATTGTTCTGCCCTTCTGCCCAAGTTTTAGAAGGATGGCAGGGAGCCTTCCGGGCAGATGGAAGACTCCCTTGTGTGCCAAAATCCGTGTCGGGGATCAATCCGACAAACCCATTATACTCCGTTTTGCTTCAGCGTAGTAACGTCCCACTCTTCGAACACCAGATAAGGGTACCGCTGCCGAAATAGCTTCGCCTTGAGCTTGTACGCTTCCGTCCGCATTCCTTTGAAATCCACCACAACGATTCGGTTATCGCGGATGAACCGGAAGTCGGGCACGTACTCCATAGCGCGTACCTTGCGCCCCGTGGCGTCAACGTAGCCGTCCATGAGGGTGTAGCGTGGTTGCCGCTCCAGGCTCTGGATTGCCCCGACCTTATGCCACAGATTCAGCAGCGCGAACGCCCTCGCCTCACCGGCAGAGTCAAACGTTACGCCGTCGACCGTCTTCTTCACCGCGTTGTACTTGTGCGCCTTCCTTTGCCCCGAGCCGGCCAGCGGTGATATACCGGCCCGGGTGCAAAGTTCTTCGTATTGCTTCTCAGTCATCCTGCGCGATTTCTTCAGCGTCCACGCCGTCCGTCTGGTCAACATCGGCACCCGGCAACGGAGGCTGCTCTTCGTCTGTTGATGTTGCCGGCAACTCTTCCTGTATCGGCGTTGGGTCGTAGCTAACCACCACGTTCGAGCTTGGCACAGCCCTCATGTAGTTCGTGAGCAGCCCGGCGCCGTTTTCGTCCATAAACGCCACTGTGCAGGTAATATCCGTGCGTTTGATTCCGGCCTTCTTTGAGTCTTTGCCCGTGGCCGCCTTTCGCACGACGGTGAAGTTTTCCATGTAGCCGTGGCATTCGAGCTGAAAGCCGCGCCCCGTCTGCGTCTCGTCGGTTGGTTTAAACTCAATCGTCCGAACCTCCACGCGGTTGTGCGGAACATCTGGTGACCATGTGCCGGTCATTTCCGGGAGTTCCTGAGCCCAGCCAAGCGCTTCCGCAATTCGATGGGAAAACGGGAATTTCAGCTTGAGCATCTGATCTCCCGGCGTGATGGTGACGCTTTTTAGTGTTACCTGTTTTATCTTCAGTTTCTTAGGCACTTCGTCTCCTTTGTCGTTTCCGCACCCGGGCGGGGATTACTTGACCCTTACATGAGATCCCAAAGGCGCAAGAACGGCCCCAGGGACGCCATCCATCCCAGACTCTAGCGCGTTGTAAATCAGCGTCAGGTTGGGGTCTTTTTTGCACTCCTGCATCCCTGCGAGATCCGGCAACGCTGCGCAGACTTTCCGCCAAAGTTCGGCGTTCATCTTCACGGTGACCGTTCGGTACTCATCCGGTATCAAAGACTCGTCGGTGATAACGACAGGTCGCCGGCCGCCATTCCCTACCAAAGAGATACTTCCCGTTTTGCCCTCCAGCTTGCGAGGCTTCCCGGCCCGCCACGCCATCTCTTCCAGCGTCACCAGAAGAGCGGATTTAAGGACAGTCAGTTTCCGGTCAAAGGCCTGAGCCCGGTCCTGCATCATGCGAGCCTCATTTTTCGCCGCGTCCCGCATCATTTCCAAGTACTTCCACCAGCCGCGAACGCCGTCAACCTTTGCCGTTTCGGCCTTGATGTACTCCGCTATCGCAAGATTAATGTACTCTGCTATCGCAAGGTCTACCTGCTGCAGTTCAACGAATGATTCGATACCGGACGCTTCCGGCACCGTCAGTTCTTCGCGCCGCTCAAACAGGTCTGCAAGTCCCTGTTCTAAATTCCATAGAGTCATGCTCATGCTGCTAATTCCTCCGTAGTCAGCGGAAGTTGTGCAGGCTCCGCACCCGCACCCTTCCGCCCTTCCCTGCGCTTCGCTTGCCGATGCAGGAGTTCACATGTATCAATCAGGGTCTCTTGTGTTTCGGTGTCCCAGTCCGCGAACTGGTCAAGCCATTCGTCTTTAGTTGATTTCCGAGGTCTAGCCATCGTTATTCTCCTACTTCTCAAACCGCTTCAGTGCCGCGTGCAGATCGCAAACGCACGCCTTATAATCTTCCAGTTCCACGCGCTTCTTTTGGCCAAACGCTTCTGCAATTCGGTCATACTCACGTACTGCCGTAGATCCGCATTCAGTCAGGCGTTCGAGCAGAATCTCGCAAATGGCGGGGAACTTGTTGGTGTCGCGGTCGAGCCGATCCAGCCACCCGGCAAGCTCGTTACCTCCAGCCTGTGGCATCGTGGCCGCCGGTTGCGCCCTCTGGGGTTCGTCTGCGTATTCTTGGCCCGCTGCTGAGTTTGAGTCGTACTTCGACCAACCGCCGTTCGGCAGGTTCTTGCCGTCTTCCCGCCGCTTCGGAAACAGGTTTTTGAGGTCCATGCTTTGCCCAAACGAAAACCGAGCATTGCACGCCATGCAGACCAGTTCGTAATAGTCGTAGCTCTTGCCAGCATTTTTCCCGGCCTTCGCTACCGACGTTCGAACCCGATAATGCAGGTCGTCGGCCTGACAGCAGCCGCATCGATTTTCCGCGTCAAACACCTCCTGAATCCCGGCCAGTTCGCTAAAAAGATCCTTCGGTGTCGCGCCCTCGACGGCAAATTTAAGCCGCCCGTTACTGCTTGTATACTCCGCTTTCATCGCTGCTCCCTCGCGGCCTTTGCCGCCTGTTTCCGTTGAACGTCTTTTACTGCATCCATTACCTGGTCGTAGCACCAATCGTAAAGATCGGCGCTAACTTGGTCCACCTCATCCGCCGGACACTGAGCCTTCTGAGAGCAAAAGAAATCCATGCTCTGATAGTTTCCGAGGTTCAGCTTGAACGCTACCGACCGGACAACCTCCACCAGCCGCGTGTCCGGTACCGCGCCAGTTATTGTGCGCCCGTCTGGGCTTAAAATCATTTAGACAACCTGCTGGCCAACGCGACCTTGATCAACAGCCAGTCCTCCGCACAATCCAGCATCTGCGCGATATCGCACATAGCGTCGTAGGCCTCGTCCAGTTCTTTCGCGTTGGCCTTGCTGCGTTCCATCCAAATGGTTCGGGATGCCTGCGCGTCCAGCAGCCTGGATTGCAATTGTTCCATCAATGCTGCCATCAATGCTTCCATTACCGGCCCCCTTCTTCGTAGTCCAGGATGCACTTAAAGCAAAGTTTCCCGGCTGTGGTCGCTACCAACCGGTCGGTGTAGCACTCCCGCACGCAGTGAGCGCAGCGTTCTTCCGTGTGATCGGTGCGTTCGGTGTGCCATTCTTCCGGCCCAAACTCGTTGGCGTCAACGTCTTTAGATACTGGCGCAACCGGCGTTACTGCCGCGATCCAGCCCGCGACGATTGGTGCAAAAACAGGGTGAAGGTTATTCATTTGGTAGCCCTCCTACAAGCTACAAATCTAGTATAGCATAACTAATGTTTTACTGCGGTTAGCGAAATCGCTGAACCAGTAGCCATGCAACCGCAGGCGCAATGCCAAGCGGTTTCCGCGTGCCGTTTTTGTCGAGCTCTCGCCGCTTTACCTCTGCCAAGCCCCTGTCCCGCGTCACGGTTGAACAGTAGACCGGTAGGCGTACCCAGCTATTGTCGCCGCGTGGTGGTGTCAGCGTGTCGAGTAGCGCCGGTGCCGATTTCCCGACGCCAAACGCATCCTCCATGACGTCGCGGATAATACTGCTGATGCTCGTAGACGCTGTCCCGGTTGCCCGCAGCGCTGCCGCCGTCGCCGGCGGAATCTTCACGATCAGTGAGCAGGTGCCGTCCGGTAAACCAGATGCCTTACTTTTTTTTGCCATACTCCAACTATAGCATTACTAATGTAAACCTTACTGGAGTATCAACGCCGCCGTCTAGACTAGGTCAGCAATGCTGAAACCAGTTCCATATCGGACGCCGAGATCGTCGCCCCGGCCAGCAGATCCACCGGCAACGGTTCGCAGTCCAACGTGACAATCTGAGCAAATACCGGATCAGCCTCAAACGCTGCCGCAAACTCCGGTCGCACCATCCGCGCTGCGCCGTCGTTGACCGGAATGCTGTTCGCGTCTGTCATCAGCGCCACACGTGCCGCCGCTGCCGCCCCGTATTCGGCCTCTAGCAGCCGCAGGATGCGTCGCAGCTTCCACGCTCCCATCGCTGGTATAGGCTGTCCCGCCAGACGCTTCAGCGCCCCGGAATCGACTGCTAACAGAATTTCTTTGACTGTGATTGTCATGATGCGTATTGAAACACTCCATTCGTAAATACCAGTAATGTTTTGGTTGCCGGGTCAAAACTGTCACTGCCGCCAACCGCTTGCTGTGCCATTGAGTCCAATCCCAGATTAGCGCGGGCCGCTCCCGCATTCGGAACGTCGCTCAGATTGTTTGCAACCGTCAGATACGTTGCGCTGATATTCGGGATATCGGCTGCTACCAAAGCTCGAAAAGTTGCGCCAGAAGATGCGCCTGACGCAGGGCCAGCATAGATCGTGTTGGCAAAGCTGCTTGCTTGTGAGAGCGTGATACTGCCGGCTGATGTGACCGGAGAGCCGGAAACCGTAAACAACGCGGACAGGCCGCTGAGCGTAATTCCCACGCTGGTAACAAACGAAAAACCAATATCTGCCGCAACTAACGAGCGAAAGGTCGGAACTGCCGCCACGCCTGCTGCTGGACCCGCCAGCACGGTGTTTGCCGTTTGCGTGTTCCAGGCAATAGCAAGCGTTCCTGCGGTAGTCACGGGAGAACCTGTCACCGCAAACTGAGTCGGAGCCGTAAGAGCCACGCTGGTCACTGTAGCCGTTGCCACACCTGCTGGTGACGCGCCCGCTACCACGGCCCCCGACGAACTGCCGCCAGATCCTCCGCCCATGCCTGCCCAAAAGTCCAGATACGACCCGATGACGCCAACGTTTATCACGGTCACCGTGTAGAGGTAGTGGCCGGCGTTTGCCCCTGTTGGCATTCCTGCTTGGTCCAGATAAATGTCAACTTCGATCAGCTTGCCCTGGACTTCCTGAATAACGTAATCGCCATTGACCAGCGCCGCAATTCCAACTGGCTTGTCGCTCATGTTGATCGTGAGGTATTGCCCAGGTGTCAGGCCCGGAAAGTAGGTATCGAAGCTGAACGATACCGGAAGTGTGGAATAGGCTTCCAAGGCCTGTTGCGCCGCCAGCAGCCCGGTCGGTGCGCTTGTGTTGTTTGTGTCGCTGATCTTCTGCTGGTACTTGCCGGTGCCGTCCTCAATTGCCGCCCGAGCCTGCACCAGCGCGGTATCTTCTACCACGATGCAGTCGCCGCCCAGCCGGTTGTATTCGACCTGAAGGGACCACGGAGCCGTGATCGGCAGTGATGGCCCTCCGGGCACGCTGGCAAGTTCCACAGATGCGCTACCCGGCGTGTAATACAGGTTTGCCGTGTTACTGGTGCCTTCGACGGCAACCTGAAGCGTCTCGGTGCCGATGACGGTTGAGCCGCCCGACGTCAGCGCTGCGGACCATACGAAGTTGGTAGCCGCTTCCGCCAAAGCCGCAATGTAACCGGCCCCGGCACTTTTGTTCCGCACGGTAAACACACCAGCCGCTGGAGTATCCGCATTTAACAGCGGATTTTCCCACGTTGGCATCGAATACGTCAGCCCGCGCTGTGCCTCGGTCGCATTCAGTGCGTAAACGAGATTCGTCGCACACGCCGCCGCCGTCGCTCCGATAAGCACTTCGCCCCACTCCCGATTATCCAGATCCGTCACAAACGTGTAAACCGTATCTGCAAAGTCGCCGCCGCCGCTGATACCTTGATCGGTCCAGATGACCGTTCCGTCTACGGTGGTGCTGCCGGTTGCGTTCCACGTCGGCTGAGCGCCGCCCGAGGTTCCCGCTGTGGTGACCCTTTGCACGTGCCCCGCGGGGTCAATGATGATCTGGCCCACCGTGTACGGTGCCAGCGCCGCCCAGTTGTACGTTGAGCCGCCCGCAGGGTAGGAAATCGTCACTGTGTCGCCGGCAGCCGGAAGTCCAGAGAACGTGCCTACCGCCGTGTTTTGCGTGTTCTTCGTGACCCACGCCGCGACGATCTGATTCGGCAGCTCTCGCAGGGTAAACGTGTCGGTAGTGTTCGGTGCAAACAGTTCGGAGGAGTTGGCAAACGCATTTGCCGATAACTGGATAATCTGCCGATTGCGGAAGTCTTGCCTATTCTGCTCCCACTTCATGGAGTCCCAGTTGATATCCTCCGTGACCAGCGAGAACGGCGAACTGGTCAGACTTGGAACGTGGAACTCAAGCTGCTGTGTAGCTGGGTCAACGTACCAGACGAACTGCGACGACGTGGCCAAATTGCTGATGATTTCGGAGAGCGGAGTGTAATCCGAAATCACCAGCGACGGGATAGTGGATCCTCCCGAGATCGTGCCAAGCGTGATCGGTGAGCCCGTCATCAGCGCGTTGAACAGGCTCGTCACAATGGATCCCGCCGTCACGTTGATGAAGGCCTGAGGCGGTACCAGGATTGCATCCAGGCATTGCTCCAAGCTGACCACCGAGCAGACATACTTGCGGTACCCCGCAACGCCGTCCCATGATTCTTCAATCCGGTCAATCGTGCCGACGAATACCAGCGTGGTTGCCGTCGGCCCCACGTCGTAGATGAACAACTGAGAACCCATCGTCGGTGAGTAAGGATCGCCGGCCGCCACGCGCATCGGAACCGTTGCTGTGCCCCTTTGGCGCATCATGAGCTGAAAGTCTGAGCCAGTTCCGCTAAAGTCAAGTCGTGTCGTCTGGTCGGTCAGGCCGCCAATAGGCTCATTGATGACCAGCCATGCCGTACCCGGAACCGGAGGAACCGAAACAGACGCCAGCGTGACGAACCCGATGACGGTGCCGTTCGCGTCGTTCGTGGTCCAGTTGACCGAGAGTGCCCCAGAGCCCGGGAACGATGGCACGCCGACCGCCGTAATCGTCTGCGTGTCGTTGTTCGCAATCTGAAGGTAGTCTGAACTGTACGAATGCGCGTTTGAAGTTCCGGCGCCGTTCTCGTCCTGCACCGCCGTTGATACTGAGGACGTCGCCGTATCACGTGCTGCAATCGACGCCCTGAGACCGCCAGTGCCGCCGCCGCTGGTCTTTGAGGTGGTTGCATACAAAGCAAGCCCAGGATTGAATGCCAGCCCGCTTTTTACCGTCTGCGTAACCGGAGCCGCTGCCGTACTCTTTGTGAACGATCCTACCCACGCATCCGGCACCTGAAGACATAAGCTGACGGCTTGGAATGCGCCGCTAGGACTTGTCGGAAAGTTCAGCGTAAAGCCGCCGCCGTCGAAACTTTTGAACGTGCCCCGCAGCGTGTCCGCGCCGATGCCAGAAAGCCCGAGAACGCAGCCCTTCGAAGCTGACGCACCGCTTGGACTGGAAAACTTTGAAAACGCTGCCGCCGTGCCCACGTTGTCAGATGAGAACAGCGATTGGAACCATTGCCCGGGTTCGGTTGCTCCTACGCTGTCCGTGGCGTTTGGACCCATGCACCCAAACCCAAACGCCGCGCCGGTAGCGCCTGCCGGTAGCGCTGCTGTGACGGCCCCCGCGTGAAGGTGAAACACGAGGTTCGGTTCCCACGTCAGCCCGGTCACTACCGCATCACCAGACGTCGGCATGTTCCAGTTTATCGTCTGCGATAGTGGCGCCTCCGTAGCCGTAAACGCGATGTAGTTCACCACGTAGCCGGTGGCCGCTGTGTTGGTAGTCCAGTCTACGGTGAACCCGTCAGCGTCAATTGTCAGGTGCCCCAGCGATTCCACGGCCCCCGAGTTAGTGACAAAGTTCAGCGCCTCGTCTGCAAAGTACCGAGCCGTGTTGCTGGTGCCAGCCGCGTCCTGAATCGCCGCGCATACCGAGTACCCTCCGCCAAACGGTGACCACACCCCGGCCATCTGTTTGACGCCAGCCTCCCACGTTGCCGAGGATGTGTTGCCGGCGCTGAAAAAGATTATGCACGACGCCTGAAACCCCAGCCCGGTGATGGCCTGAGTTGTGACCGTGCTTGATTTGGTAAACGATCCTGAGTAAGCCATAGGGTTAGCTGGAAGCCGGTGAGTACTTCGGGTTTGTGCTCTTGAGATACGCAGGAAGCTGCCGCGCCACTTCCCGCACGAACTCACGCGGGTTGGTCATGCCGTGAGCGTGGAAGTTCATGGAGCCTACCGAGTTGGAAGCAATCGCCGCCATCATCGGCAGCATCAGTCCCGCGCCGCCCGCCAGTTGATGATTCGGCACAATTTTACCGGCCTGGTCCGGAATGAACATTTCAGGCCCGCGTTCGCCGACAATAGACGGAACCCCGAGCGGAGGCCTGCCACCATCCGCAAACGGAATAATAGCGTCCACCACCGTCGCAGCCGTGAGCGCCAAAACCGCGCCGGTGAGTGCTGCGTTCGAAGCAACCAGTATCCCGTTAGAAACCGTTAGGACACCCTGCCCGACCGTGTTAGCTACTACCGCCGCCGTGTTGGCAATCTGTGTTGCCGCTGCTGTACCAAACACAAACTTGAGCAGCGTGTTTGCCAGCGTGTTGATCCCGAGACTAACCACCATGCGCTGAATCGCGGCCTGAAACACCGTGCCTAGAATCTGGTGGCCGATGCCCTGCAATGCCCCCCGGATCTCCTGCCCAATGCCTTTACCGGGATTGCCTCCCATAATTCCACCAGCCAGAGCACCGCCAAGTTGACCGGGAATCTGGCCGCCGATGCCACGCAGGTCGTGCAGCATCGGCGCGATACCAGCCGCCTTCTGGTGCATCCGGTCCATCTGAGCCTGAAGCGCATCCAGAGCCTGAAGCTCTGCCGATACGCTCTGACCCTGCGCCGCCTTTAGGTCAATCTGTTGCTGAAGAATCTGTTCACGCATCCGCAGTTGCGTGCCGAGCGGAACGTTCATCTGCTCTGACATGTTCAGCAGCCGCTGGTCTTCAGCGATCTGCGCTTGTCGCATCTGTGCGGTCTGGATACCCGCGTCTTTGAGTTCCAGCGCCCCCGCCAGTGGCCCCGCTATCCGGCTGGTAACCGGAACATCAATCTTTGACTGCGTAACACGCTGGTCTTTCGCGTCGATGTTGATTTTCTTCCAGCGCTGCTGCTGTTCAGCCATTGCGTCGTTAAAGTGTTTTTTGGCCGCAATCTCCTTGTCGCCAGCCGCTTCAGCCGCTTTTAATTGGCTTTCATACTCACGCTGCCGTTGCTCTCGAATAGCAAAATCTGATTCGGCACGCCGCTCGGCTTTAGATTGCTCTTTATCTCTGGCGGTATCAATCTTGTCAGACTGCGCCTGCAACGATGCAACCGAAAGATCTGATTGTTGTTCCTCGACCTGCCGCAGTTGGTTCTGAAATTCCACCAGCTTTTGCGTTTGGGTCGTTACATCAATCTTTGCGCCTTTTGTAAACCTTTTTCCCAAGGTATCCATCCCCGGAATAAAGTTGCCTGCCACAGCCATGGTTCCAGCGCCAGCAGCACCGGCAGCAGCCGTGCGAGCTATTTCGTCTTTAGTAGATTGTATCTGCGACTGGAGAAGCCTCTTTTGTGATTCCAGTTGCGCTGCTTCGTCAGCCTGCCCTCCAGCCTTTCCCACAGCGCCCGCAAAACGAACGTTGGCCATCTTCGCAAGTTCTTCACGAATTTTGACTATCGTTTTTCCAAACTCTTCCGCCCCCTCCTTTGCCCGTTTTTCCGCTGAGATTACCGGGTCCCATTCGTTAGCGATATCGCGAACGCCTTCGGCAACCCTGCCTAGCCCTGCTGCAAACGCCACAGCCCCAAACACAGGAAACGCCGCTATCATCGCTTGGCCAAGGCCTGGGATAAGTCCAATAAACCGTTCCGCCGCAACGCCCATGCCGGGAATTGCGCCTACAAACGACTGAACTTTCTTTCCTGCCTTTTCAGCAGCTTCCCCGGTTTGAGTAATACCAGACGCAACCTGTTTAATTGTTGCAGTCGTATTGTTCATGCTGCCAGCAGATTTATTAAACGTCTGCGCAATCTTGCCGCCAGCGTTTGCCGCCGCCACTTCCGCCGCTTTCAGGTCGGCCTGAAGTTTAGTTGAGTCGCCTTCAATCTTTACGCGGACGCTTCCGAGATCCATTAGTTCACCACCGCATTCTTTCGAGTCGCCCAGTCGGGCAGGTCTTCAACTTCGCCGGCCATCTGCTTGTCCGGCCTGAGAGCCATCCACTTATCCGCCAGAGCCTTTGATTTGCGTTCGGCCCGATTGCCCTTGCCGAGCAGATCTTCTGGTGTCCAAGGTGTCCCGTCGCTGTCAAAGTGCGCGTTGTACAGGGTCGCTTGGATCGAAGCGTGCAGGTAGTTCTGGCGTTCGATCTGATCCAACCATACCTGCCGCAATGCGGAAAACTCCCGAGGCGTCAGGCTCCACAGAGTCGCCTCTGTCAAACCTAAACCGTCTCGGGAGATCCCGAACGCCCACACTGTCAGCCAGTCTTCTTCGTTTAGGCCAGCGCGGTCGCTTCCGCCGGAATCGCCTGCACTGAGATTTCCGCGTCCGGCACTGCTTTTTTTACTGCTTCGATAAGCGCTTCAGTAACCAGAGGCTCGTCCGATGGCTCCATGATGTCTGCAAAGTCCAGAGCACGCTGGAAACCTTCGGAGCGCCACTTGCCCGTGATCGGGTCGAAGCTGCCGGCCGCCGCTGCTGCAAGTTCCAGCACTGACGCTGTGGCCACGTTCTTGCCCCATTGCGCCAGTTGGACGTGTGCACTCTAGGAGAGCCGACACGTAAGCATCTGACCGCCAGCCAGCGTGACTGACGGCCATTTGATCGGTTGAACCGTTTGCAGTGTCATGGCAGATTACTGGAGAGTCGGTGCGCCGTTGTTGCTCAGTTCGATATCGGCGGTAAACACGTCGCCCACTTTACCCGTCTCGTTGAATCCGGTCACGTAAGCCGCAAAGTAATCGGTGGACGCGACGGCCTGATCGGGATAGATGGCCTTGAAGTTGACCAGCGTCTGATTGATCATCAGCAGCCGCAAGCCGCGAATCACGCCGGATGTAGAGTTTTGGTGGGTTGCTTCCTTCGGCATGTAGAAGATCTTGAACTTAATCGTTCCCATGTCAAGCAGCGTGGAAATGCGCCGCCGCCAAAGGTCGCCCGCGTTGGTAACGTCAGCGGTTTCGGCCTTCAGTGGCATCGTAAAATCGGACACGTTGCAAATTGTCGTGAAGGTTTCCGGGCTGGAGCCGTTGCCGGCTTGAAGCTGAAACCCTGTAAATGAAAGACCGGCCCCGACGCCGGATGTCTGTGAAGCTGGTGCAGGCATGTTCGTTTTCTCCTATGCGTCCGCGTTGATGTAAAGCCTCACGTCCACGAGACGCATAAACGTGAGAGGGTCTGTTTGAGCGATTCCCATATCCATGTCGTTAGATATGAGGTTCGGATAGGTTGCAAGGCCTGGAATACCCGGCCCGTCGAAAGTGTTGAGGAATGCTGTCAGAGCTCTGGCCACGGTGTTTGCATTCTCCGAGTCGTTGCCGCTGCCGTAGATTCGGAACTGGCACCGAACCCAGCCGGTAGGCATCTTTCCGGACGCCACGTAATCGCCCGGGTCTGCAATCATTTCCACCACTACAGCCGGGAATGTCCGGCCCTGAGGTAGCCGCTGGTCAAACCATCGGAACGGTGACGAACCGAGCAACGCCACCAGCCCCGCGTCAACGCTGGCTGCACTGTACAAACGTGCTTTCAGGCTGCTCATGGTAGAACGTTTCTCCACAACCAGACCACCAGATCATTCCATCGCCCGATCAATCCCGCGCCCCGTGGCAGGCTCCAGTGAACCCATCCAGATTGCCGAATAGACAGCATCGGCGTTATGTCTGTTGAGATCAATCCTGCTCTTGAAACTTTGATTCGATTTATCATGGAGTGGCCACCGTGACCCGCTGGAGCTTCAGTCGCGTCTGTGTATGCTGGCTGTCAGATTCCGCGCCCAGCAGGTCGTAGCGCGTGCCGTCAACGTCTACCTGCCAGCCCAGCCCGGCCGCCGCGTTACTTGCCAATGGATACCAGCCGGTCAGCAGCACATGCCGAAAGCGTTCCGCCAGCACATCCGGTACAGACTTCCGCTCCGTCGCACTGAACCCGTCTGGTGCGTCCATACAGGCGATGTTGACCATGCCGGACACCGCGGCAAACGTGCCGATGAAGTTGCCCGTTACGCCCTGCGTTTGCACCGGAGCATAGAAGGTCGCCAGCGAGATAAACAGGCCCGTCTGAATTGCCAGCGGCATGATTGCGGAAAGCGCGTAACTGAAGCCTTGCTGCATTACAGATACGCCTGCCTCTGCGCTTGATTCCACCAGCGCTGCCGGTACGCGAACGAGGTGGAGCACTGCTCGATAATCATGAACGCCCCGGACTCGTCGTCTGTTGTCCGGTACTGCGCCGCTTGCTCCCGCAGCATCTTTGCGCCTTCCGCGGGTTTCATTTCGACGTCAAGGATACGGGTAAACATGGCAAGTTTGGACGAGTTTGCCGCCATCGCATCCAGCAGAAGAGCCGCGACGCGCAGGTATGACACTGCAGACGCCGGCACGTTTGCGCCCGCCGGTGGCGAGTAGAACTGAGCGCTCTGGAACGTTCCGCCCTGAATCGTAAACGCCGCGCTGACTTCAGCATCCGCGAACACAAAGTTCTGGCTGTCAGTGTCGGAGATCAACAGTCGCACGTAACTGATAGCGGGTTCGGTGTCGAAGTCGTAGGTGAAAGCCATAACTATTTCGTCACTTTGACCACAACAGTACCGGCTGCCGATTCTGCCGCCGCGAGGTTAGCCGATACCCTTGCTGCCTCTGCCTCTGCCACCGCAGCTGAGTAACGTTGCACCAACGGCGTTGCCAGAGAGTCGCGGAAATGCTTGATCAGCAGTTCATGGATGCTTGCATACCGTGGCTTTCCGTCGTCATTCTGTTCTGCCATGAAACTTTTCATTGCCGCAACGGCGTCATCAGATACGGTGGCTTCTACGGTCGTGTTGTCAGCTTCGATGGTGATTTTCATAATGTCTTTGTCTTATTTCCATACTGGAATGTAGCCAGTAGAACCGTCCGAAGTCAGCACCTTGAACCACGTATACGGTGCCGTGTTAGTCACAGCCGGGGAATTTGTACCCAGCAGCGCAGTCCCGGCTCCGGTAGAATTGAGGCCGCTAAACTTCATAAGCCCGCCGATTTCAAACACCTGTGTAGAGCTTGTGTCCGCCGCGCCAAGGGAAATGACAACACGGGTCGCTCCGGTCGTTGCCGTCTGATCGTAAAACCGTGCTGTGCCACTGGCACCTGATTTTGCTACATCTAGCAGGTACACTGGTGCTGTCGTACCGATGCCGACGTTGCCGCTGGAAAGAATTGTCGCTCTAATTCCGCCCGGAGTTCCTAACTGCAAAGCGGAACCGCTGGAACCAGCAGATAAGAAAGTGGCATAGGCCAACGTACCCGTCAGGGTGGAACCCGGCGTGCTTCCCTCGACCCCCGCATATCCAAGTCCGGTAGATGCAGAAGAGTTGAATTGAAAGTATGCAGCACTAGTGTCATTTGCTCCAGTGATCCTAATCGCGGCACCACTTCCAAAAACTGTTAGCTTATTTCCAGGAGTTCCCACCCCGATGCCGACGTTGCCGGTATCAAAGGTAAACCTCGACGCCTGGAATGAGAGCGGAGTTAGCGCAATGCCTAAATTGATGGATTTTATGGAGTGCTGGGTGCCATCCCAATTGCCCAACGCCAGCGTATTTGTTGCGTCATTCCTCATCCTGATCTCGCCTGCGGCTGCAATGATATCCAGTGTTACCCCCGGCGTTGCCGTCCCGATCCCCAGCCGGTTGTTTGTCGCGTCCCAGAAGAACTGGCCAGCGTCTTGATTGAGAATTCCAGAGGCCGACACATACGGCACCGCGCCGACCGTCGTCAGGTTGCCCACGCCGCCGATTAAGTCGGTGCCCGCTACGGCGATTGATGGCACTCCGGTTGCCGTCGTGTTTTTGAGTAGGCCAGTTGCCAGCCCAGACAATGGGGTCCCGTTGATTTTACTGACGGTCGTTGCTACCGTGCCGACCGTGGTTGTCACGTCTCCGGTCCGCGCTGGCATTCTAGCCGCTGGAAGTGTCCCGCTGCTGAGATCCGTTGCGCTGCCGGATGTCGCCACCGTTGCAAGTGTAAGCGCCGTGCTGAACCCGCCAGCCGCATTGCTGGTGAGAACCTGCCCGAGCGTTCCGTTCGTGGCTACTGCGTAGTCCGTTCCCGCAGCCGCCGCCGAAACGACGCCCGCGCCATTCGCCTTGAGAATCCCGGATAGCGTGCCCGCGCCGCCCCGTGCCGCTGCCAATGTTCCCGCTGTAAGGTCAGAAGCACTGCCAGATGTTGCTACCGTGGCCAAGGTAAGAGCCGTCGAAAATCCGCCGGTACCGTTGCTCGTCAGAGCCTGCCCTATTGTCCCGTTTGTGGCTACTGCGTAATCTGTTCCGGCTGTTGCCGCTGACACAACGCCAGCACCGTTTGCCTTCAGAATGCCAGTCAGCGTTCCAGCGCCGCCCCGTGCTGCTGCTAATGTTCCCGCTGTGAGGTCAGACGCGCTACCCGATGTTGCCACGGTGGCCAGCGTCACCGCTGTGCCAAATCCGCCGGTACCGTTGCTTGTCAGCGCCTGGCCATTCGTTCCGTTTGTAGCTACTGAGTAGTCTGTTCCAGCCACTGCAATAGAAGGAACGCCGGTCGTTGTCGTGTTTTTGAGCAAGCCGGTTGCAAGCCCCGACAGCGCAATTCCGTTGATCTTCACCACGGTCGTCGCCGCCGATCCCACGGAGCTTGTTGCATCACCTGTCAAAGCTGGCAGCCGAGCCGCTGACAGCGTTCCAGATCCTAAGTCTGAAGCTGAACCCGATGTTGCCACCGTTGCAAGAGTCAGCGCAGTACTAAATCCGCCTGTGCCGTTGCTCGTTAAAGCTTGCCCGATTGTCCCGTTGGTCGCAACCGAGTAATCAGTACCTGCTACCGCGATGGAAGGAACGCCGGTCGCCGTCGTGTTTTTGAGAATGCCTGTAGCAAGCCCCGACAGCGTCGTTCCGTTAATCTTTACTACGGTCGTCGCTACGCTGCCAGCCGAGCTTGTCACGTCGCCTGTGAGGCCTGGCATTGCTGCAGCCGGTAGTCCGGTGGCATTCGTTAAAACTAATACAGACGGCGTTCCAAGGTCAGGAGTTGTTAGCGTCGGTGACGTTGCCAACACAACGGAACCAGAACCGGTTGAGCTGACAGCCGTGCCAAAACCTCCAGCGCCATTGCTCGTCAGAAATTGTGCGTTAGTGCCGTTTGTCGCTACCGCATAATCTGTGCCTGCTACCGCAGCCGAAACAACTCCTGCACCGTTGGCTTTCAGCAACCCGCTGAGCGTACCCGCGCCGCCCCGTGCTGCCGCTACCGTACCAGATGCAAGGTCTGACGCTGAGCCAGATATCGCAATCAGTGCCAGATTGCCCGTGCTTAACAATCCAACTGAGTCTGTGGCAACGTAAGGCCGCGCCGCTGCATTTATCAGCGAGGTCATCGTTACAGTGGACATCGCAATAAATGGCCCGGTCACCGTCAACGAACCAGTTACAGGTCCGACGCCTTCGAGATCCGCGATAGTGTACGGCCCGCCGGTCGGTGGCACCGTCCACTGAGAAGTGACTGGTAACCGCTGGCCGCTCTGGTTGTAGACGACTGTGTACAGCCCAGGAGCCAAACAAATATCAATCCCGTCTGAGACGTTGATAACCTGCCGCGCTTCGACCAGTGTTGCGCCAGCAACCGTCGTGGCGTACTGCAACGTGTAGGTAATCGAGCCGGTCCACACGGTACTATCCGGGTTCAGGAACGGATCGACAATGTTGATGAAGCCGGTATCGCAGACTATGCTCATTTTACCCTTTGCTCAAAACAGAAACGCCGCGTTGACCCCTCACCCGAGTTGTCAGCGCGGCGTCACCTTATAGCCGATTGCTGCGCCTTAAACGCCCTGCCCGGTGGAAGACACGGCCGAACGTCCGTCTAACTGAACGCCGCCAAACGCCATCACCGCCTTGAACTCGCTTGCCATTGTCCGGAAGTCGCCGAGGGTTTGGTCGACAACGCCTGAGAGTGACATGGTGTTCGGAACCTTGCGGTACAGCTGAGGTGTCTCGTAGCCGCGCAGGTCGCCAATTTCGAGAGCCGGTCGGCCTTGCGAAGCCGGGTCAGCAAAGATGTACCATTGCGTGTACTTGACGCCCGCGCTCGTCGTCACGATTGGCAGGTACGGGTCCATGATAACGGTGAGGTTGCCAATGATCCAGTTGTCTACCCTGACGCGCTGTGCACTTGACAAAGTAGTTGTTGCGCCCGAGCCAGAGCTGGTGTTAGTACCGCCATTGACGTTGACGTCAACGCTTAGCTGGTGCATGATGTTCTGAGCCGTCACGTAAAGAGAAGGCCCAACTACCAAGAACATGCGCCCGGGGATTTCGATAGGATCGCCGCCGGTGTCTACCTGATTCATGAAGACGGTCATGCCGTCGGAAAGCCCCTGAACGCTGAGCGCCGGATTATTGGATGCCGCCCCGTTTGCCGTGATGATTTGATTGGCAAACGTGGTAGAGAACAGCGTAGAGTTCGGCCCGGTAGTGCCCGAATACAGGTTCGTGATGAACTTGCTCTTCGTGCGTCTTGCGCCACGTGCCAGCCGCTGGGACAGATCACGAAAGATTCCAAGATCATCGTTAATGACCGCTTCCCAGCTGACCTTTGCGCCCTTCTCGTATTTCAAAGGTGCGTAGGTGATCGGGGTGCGCTGCGTCATGTCGCCAAGCGGCAGATCCTGCATTTCGGCAACAGCATTGAACGGTGTTTCGAGTCCGTCCATGATAAAGATCTTCTTGTTGCGGAAGTCGCCCAGCGTTGTTTTCTTTACGAGAGGAAGAACCGGAATCGGCACCTCGCTGTAATCGCCAAGCAGTTCGCGGTCGAGAACGTCAACCGTCAACGCTGAGAAATCACTGCTGGTCATGGTTTCGCGGAACACCAGAGGGTAGCGTGCACAGAGAGTGCGAAACGCCCCGGCTTCAGTCAGGTTAAAGGCCTGCCGCATGTAGAACGGGTCCAGACGGCCTTCTTTGAAGTCGGCCCAGATCTCAGCCGCGCCTATGACACGACGACGCCTTGCAGCGTTTTCGGCCATTGTGACAGCAGAGAATCCGGGCACGTCTACGGTCCCGCCGGTCAGCGCAGACCCTGTGTACAGATCGCGTTCGCTCATTTAATTGCCCTCCAGACGGCCCGTGCAGGTAGTGCTTGTGGTGCCAGACGAAACCGCAGTCAGTGCGTTACCGAACGCTGTGCCGCTTGGGTTTTTGTCGAGGTTGAATGCGTACCGAATGTTGGTGGTTGCATCGTAGGTGCCCGCGTCAGCATAAAGCTGGTCGCCGGGTTTGATGGCCGAATTGACAAGAGGAGAGTTTGCAGACCGTGCAACCACGGTGAGGAAATAACAGTCCTCGCCAGTGTCGATAGTTGCCGTTGTCGGACTTGTCGGAGTCGGCAGCGGCTGCAGCGCCAGAATGATGCCGGGGATACATCCCGGAGTTCCAATCTGACCCAGCATGACTGCCTGTCCAACCGTCACCGCAGACGGTACCGGCACGTTAATGTTCCAGCGTCCGTTGATAGCCTGATTTGTTGCCATTACTGAACCCTCCCGGCCACAGCGGCCTTTGAACCAGCTTCGGAAAGACCAAGCCGCGTGAAGATTGCAACTTCGCGTTCGTGGTCATCCTGCGCCGTCTGTTTCGCTTCCGCCACCTTGACGGGATCTCGAACAACTTCGGTGCCGATGTTGAGCACGCGTCCGCCGTTGCCGATTGCCTGCCCAAATCGCCGAGCCTCTGCCGTCACGATAGCGATGAAGCCGTCCGCGTCAACAGAGCCGTCTTTCATCGGGATCGATTCCCGAAGAACTGTGTCGATCACGAAAGCCTTTTGAGCTTCGGTGAATCCAATGGTTGCCAGAGCCTGATTGGCGATGACAATTGCATCACCGCGCCGGGCTCGTTCCTGAAGCGGTGCGGTCGCCTGAGCTACCGCCGTTTTGACCGCCGCTTCTACGATCTTTTGCACTTCGGCTGTATCCATCATGTCGGACTCGCCTCCTTCTAAAATTCCTGCATCTCGTGCCGCTTCGGCCAGCGCCAAACCGCCGCGCCCCGCCTTCGTCACGTAGTCCACAGATTCCACATAATCGATTGATGCCAACTCTGGTTTCCCGTCTACCAGACGGCCTGTGCCCTTGCCACCGGCCCTGATACTCAGTCCGATGTGTGGCGCACGCTCTTCGACCTTCTGCGCGTAATCCGCCATCACCTTTGCCTCTGCGTACAGCCCCGGACCTTTTACGCCGTTTGCTTCGTACCTTGCAGGGCTGGTGATGATTGCCGCCAGTTGATCGAGATTGCCTTCAGGCCGCGCCGCTTCTTCAGCTTGGGTCGGGTGATTCCAGAACATCAGCGTGCCCGGACCAAACTTGCCAGCTGCCGCTTCAAGAACGGATGCCGGATAGTGTGCCGTGCTGCCGGTCCCCGGTGAGATCAGCTTGATTGGATAGGACGTCCGCATCGCCTCAGTCAGCTGGATGCTCGTCAGGAACTCCGCGCCGGTTGACTCCACCAGCTTGAGGTCTGCCGATGCTGTGATTGCCGCTTCCTTCATGCCGCAGGACGCACCGAGCTTCATTGACGCATCGTGTATCGCTTGGAGCTGAGACATATCCCGCCGCGAGTTGCGCGCCCCGGCTTCGGTCGCTTCGATCTCACCCATGTGCATTTCGTAGGTCGTTATCGGCATGACTTCGACAGCGTTGGCAGTGTCGATGGTTGCGCCCGATACGGTGCAAGTGTAGGCCGCTTTCTTGAGATCGTCGCCGCATGAATAAACCACTTCACCAGACTTGTCGTCTCCGAAAATTGCCACGACGTAGCAGTAATAAAGCGCCTTGCCTTCGTAGGATTCTTCTACGGCCTTACGTAGCCGGATCTCAAGATCCTGCGTGGACATTGCTGCCGCCGCTTCCTGCAACTTCTGCGCTACGACCGTGAATCCTGCCCGGAGTGCCATCTGGTGCGATAGTACAGTTCACGCCACGGTCACCACAAGAAACCGTGAGAATGTTTTAGTAACATTAAGAGCGATGGCAAACGAGAGAACGTGCTCCAAGGAAGGTTGTGACCGGCCCGCCGCCCGAGGTAAAGACGCATGGTGTCTTGAGTGTCGAGCAGCTTACCAGCGCGAATACACCGAAACAAAGCTCGTGCAGGCTCGTGGAGCAGGGTTTGGTGATGGCTGCGAAGCCATGCGCGAGGCTCTAATGGCAACGTTTGACGCAATGGGACGCGCCCAGATCTCAGCCGGTGAAGCCGTTGGCGTCGTTCGTCAGGCTATGCGCCCAACATTGGTCCGCCCAAAGCACGTTGATTTCGTCGTAACCTGAAAACAGTGAATCCTCGCGCCAGTTCCGGTTTTAAGCCTGGCAACCTTGCTGCTATTGAGCAGGAAATTATAAACCGAGTCGAAGTTGCCGTCACTGAATCCAGCGTTGCGGTCATGGACGCTGCCAAGATCCTCGTGCCGGTAGACACAGGAGAATTGCGAAGTTCGATTGCGATGCAGGTCGAGCTCAAAGGCAAGATTGTCGTCGGCACGATCTACGCAGGCGCAAACCATGCCGCGTTTGTCGAGTATGGGACTGGCCTGATTGGTGCTGCCGCGCCACACCCGCCGCTACCCACTGAAGGCGTGCCGATTACCGGCAGTTGGATCTACGACTACAAGGGACAAGGCTGGATCGGTATGGCCGCCCGCCCGTTCCTGCGCCCTGCGTATGACGCATCGAAGAACTTCATTCTGGCAGCGTTCCGGCGTCAAGGATTTAAAGTATAATTTTCCGGAAGTCTAGCGAGCAAAAACAGCGAGGATGCGCCGTCGGCCTTTGATCGCCAGACAGGAACGTCTGATCAATTCCGATGTACCCTTCGGCCTCGTTTGAGATGCAGATCGCGCACGGATTGCCGGATTCCGTAACCCACCGCTTTTGCGTAAACCCGGCAGACCGCGCCAGTTCCGTTCGTCCAAAGTTGTAGGCGTTGTTGACTTCCGTCTGTGCAATCAGTTTGGATCTAACACTACTGAATTCCTTCACCGTTGCTTTGACTGCCTGAACGATGTCGTCATTTGTGCCGCCGCTTCGCACTGCCAGCGTGATGGCGTCGCGCAGCTTCTGCTTGGTCGTCTCCGCCAGCGTCCCGGTAAGCTTTGAAAGTGAATTGGTTTTGAGATACTGGCTCATCTTTGTCTCGGGTATGAGCGCCATACTATCAAGTTGCGCGGATAGCTGAGTCTCAGCCTTTATGATTGCCAGTTCAATCAGCGCTTCGTATCGGATTGAATCATTTGCCGCAATCGACAACGCCAGCGGTGACACGGAACTCATCCACCCGTCTACGACGTCAGCTTCGGCTTCTTTCATCGTTACTGCTGACACCATCAGCCGCCCTTGGCGACGAAAGTAACGCGCCATCAGACGCGTGACCTTGCGGACAATCGGCTCAAGTGCCCGTGCGTGCTCTGGTGCCCGCAGGCCTTTCACTTCGGCTTCAATCAATTCCGCCAGCGCGTAGATTTCAGCTATCACCCGCGCACCCGGATAATCTCTGCCGTAACCACCGGCGTCCACGTTCTTGCCGCATCGGCAACTTCAGCCGCCCGCCATTCGCAGCCGCATTTTGGACACGTCCACGCATCAGTGTTTACCAGATCGGCCTTGCACGCCCGCGAGAAATGCTTAGAGCAGCAG